TGGCCCGACACCCCGCTTCTTTTTCAGAAAAGCACCCCCCTTTTTCCTTCAGAATACAAAACGCCCCGTAAATGACCCTTGAGCAGTTAGCCGCCGCGCTGAACATCAGCCAAAGCCACGCATCGAAGATGGCTCGGCAGGGAATGCCTCGGGAACTTGAACCAGCCCGGGCTTGGCTCGCCGAGCGGGCAGCGGGTCGGGGCCGGCGGATGGCTGGCGTCACCATCGCCGCGTTAAACGAGCATAGCCTAGACGACATCTTGGCCCAACAGCACATCCTCGTGGCCTCAGCTCGCACGGCTTACCGCAATGCCATCGAGTCTGGCGATCAGGCCCAAAGCAAATTGCAGACGGCCTTTAACCAAGCGCTCAAGACTTTGCTTAGCCTGGAGGAGGAGCAGAAGAAGCGGGCCTTAGCCAACGCCGAGTATATCTCCAAAGCCGAGGCCGCGACCGCCACGAAGACGCTCATCGGCGAAATCCTTGCCGCTCTCGACGAACTGCCGACGGACGTCGCCGAGCGTTGCAACAAGGCGAACCCAGCCCAAGCCATCAAGCCCCTCCAAGACTGGGTCCGCAAGACGCGGGAAGACATATCATCGCATGACCCTTTCCCCGAAGACGCTTGAGTTAGTCCGCCTCGGGCGTGAGGCCATCAAGCCGACGACCAGCGGTGACCCTGTCGAATGGCTTGAGCGCAACGTCGCCGAGATACCCGACTCGCACCTCAAGGGTCCGTTCCGCAACGAGCGGATGCCTTGGGTCGGTGACGCGGTCCGCTACATCGTCCACCCCGAGGTCCGCCAAGTCCTCCTGCCGTGGTGCATCCAAGCGGGCAAGTCCGCAGCCCTTCGCCTGTCGACGGCTTACTTCATTGTCAACGACCCGGGCAATATGTTCTTGCTTCAGATGAACCAAGACGAGGCCGACGACTTCTTCCTGCGTCAATGCCGTCCCCTCTTCGACGCCATCCCAGAGGTCGCCAAGCGGAAGAAGCCAGACGATATGCCGCGGTCCTCGGTCGGGGACTTCCAGCGGATGATCATCTATTGCCGGTCCGCCCACACCAAGACGAGCCTGCAACGCATCACGACCAAGTACGTCTTCGGCGACGAGTGTTGGCGCTGGCCGAAGGGCCACATGGAGGAGGCGATGGGACGCACGACTCAATTCTCGTGGAACAGCAAGCACGTCTTCGCAAGCCAAGGCGGGACGCCGACCGACGACTTCCACCAACTCCTGGAGCAACCGACGACCAACCTCCACGACTGGTCTTTCCTGTGCAGTAAGTGCAACACGCTCCAGCCCTATGACTGGTCTTTCGTCCGCTTCCCCGAGGACGCCAAGGACGGCGACGACTGGGACATCGCCAAGGTGAAGGCCGGCACGACCTACGAGTGCCGCTCCTGCAACACCCGCCACACGGACAGCCGCGAGACCCGTTTCGAGCTGAACCTCGGAGGCAAGTTCCACCCCCGAGAACCCGGCAAGTCCATCGAGCGCGTCGGCCTGCACCTCAACGCCCTTGCGATGATGTCTTGGGGCGAACTTGGGCGGATGATGCTTGAGGCCAAACGGGCCTCCGTGATCTACGGGGACGAGGAACCACGCCGCATCTTCAAGCAAAAGCGACTAGCCCTAGCCTATTCCGAAGACGGTGGCTCAATGGTGACGCCCGTCAACGCGTCCGACTACGCCCTTGCCGACGACTGGGCGGAGGAAGCGGTCATCACCCCCAAGGCCCAAATCGCCACCCGCGAGAACGCCCCCGCCGGGAGCATCCCCTTCCGTACGCTTGGCATCGACGTCCAGCGTGGTCACTTCTGGGCGGTGGTTCGGCGCTGGAGCCGTACAGGTCAAAGCCGTCTGATGGCCTTTGAGAAGATTGAAACGTGGTCAGGCCTCGACGACCTCGCCAAGAAGCACGGCGTCCATAAAGCCCTCGTCGCGGTGGACTCTGGGGACAACACCCAAACGGTCTACGCGGAGTGCTGCCGCCGTGGCTGGAAAGCCTTTAAGGGTTCGGGTGCCGACGACTTTGCCGTCACCTCATCCAACGGACAGACGACCCGCCGCTTTTACTCCGACCCGCAGGCCATCATTGTCCCTGGTCAACCGACCCGCGTCTCTCTCATCGTTCACTCGGCCTCCGCCGGCAAAGACCTCCTGCACGGCCTGCGCGTCCGTAAACTGCACACCTACCCCCGTGACGCCGTCGAGGACTACGCCAAGCAGCTGAACTCCGAAGTCCGCATCAAGGACAAGCGCACGGGTAAGCCAATGTGGATACTCCCCCAAGGCGTCTCGGACAATCACGCCCTTGACTGCGAAATCCTCGCCATGCTCATCGCCGTCCGCTGGGGCGTCGTCGGTCGGGAGGCCACGACTACGGAAACAGAAGCACCCAATGCTTGACCCTATGCGTTATCCTCTCACCTTAAACGCAAGCGAGTCGGGGGTTTGTGGGGACCTACAATGGCTTGGAGGTTCGGATCGTTGGCCCTCGGCTCGCCCCCTTTCCTTCCAATCGGAGCAAGTTTAACATGGCTTCCGGCATCTTTATCGGCCTCACCGAGTGCGAACTCCTTGCAATCCGTACCAAAGCGGTGGCCCTTATCACCGAAGGCAAGACCCTCATGTCCTACTCGGACAGCGGCTCGTCGGCGTCGAAGTCTATGGTCATGCCCGCCAAGGAGATGCTTGCGGAGGCTCAGTACGCCCTCGGCATCCTCGACCCCCAGCAGTATCCTGGCTCGGTCCGCATGACGGTCGGTCGGACGAATTGGAACAACCCAATCCGCAACTAATCTATGGCAGTCAAAAAGCGTCCTACCACTAAGGCCCGCAAGGGTACCCCGAAGCCCGAGGCCTCCGCTGGTGGCTGGCAAAGCACGGGGCTGACTCGCCTCCGCTTGGGGCAGTACGGCGCTCAACCGCGTGACCTCCGCCGCGACCTGTCCCCGTTCGACCGCCTGTCAATGGTCCGCAAGTGTCGCTGGGCTGAACGCAACAGCGGTCTCTTCAATCAAATCCTCAACGACCTCACGCTCTACACGGTAGGCGACGGCATCAAGCATCAGTCCCACGCATCGACGCCCGAGGCCCGCAAGGCCTACAACGACTACTTCAGCGAGTGGGCTAAGAAGTGCGACATCACGGGCCGCTTCTCCTTCAACCAAGTCCAGAACATCCTCCTCCGAGGAATGCTCCGTGACGGCGACTCGTTTGCCATCAAGACCCGCAACGGTTTCGACGCCCCGAAGCTCCAGATCATGGAAGCCCACCGATGTGGCGACCCCATCAACCCAGACGTCCCTCCGCCCGGTATGCACGACGGCGTGCAGTTTGGACCCTACGGTGAATTGGCTGGTTATTCCATCTACCGCTCTGACGGCTCTGCCCGCTACATCGTTTCCAACGCGGTGATGCACATCGTCGACCAGGAGTGGGCCAGCGGTGCCCGTGGCGTCCCCGTCCTCCAGAGCGCCGTTGACTCGGTGCAGGATGACATGGACGTGCGTCTCCTCGAAATCCTCGCGATGAAGGACCACGGCGACGTCACCCGCGTCCTCAAAAAGACCGGCGGCTTCATGCCCACCGACATGGGTGCGGAACTCGGTCAATCTACCCCCAGCACGCAAGGCCAGCAGTACGCGTCTATGGGTGGCAAAATCCTCGCCCTCGAACCCGGCGAAGACCTCCAGCTGCTCGCCTCCAACCGTGGCTCTCAGGCCATCGGCTTCTTGCAGGAACTTGAGCGGGACATCGTCCGCGTCCTACCCTACGAGTTTGTCTCCGACCCTTCCAAGATTGGCGGGGCTTCCGTCCGTCTCGTCACCGCCAAGGCAGGCCGCGTCTTCGGCAAGTACCAGAACGTGATCATCACGACCCTCTGTCACCCGACTTGGGGCTACGTCATTGGTCAGGCAATCGCGAACGGCGAACTCCCCGACGACGAGTCTTGGGCCGAAGTCTCTTGGACAACCCCGAAGTCTGTCACGGTGGACGGTGGACGCGACTCCGCCAACGACCGCGAAGACCTCCGCATCGGCCTTCTGTCCTTCGCAGAAATCTACAACCAGCGCGGCATGAACTTTGAGGAGGAAGCCGAAATCAAGGCCCAGAACGTCCGCCACCTCTTGGACCTTTCCAAGACCTACGGCGTTCCGTTCGAGACCCTGTCGAACCTCCTCATCAACACGGCACCGGGCACCGTTGCCCAGACCTCTACCGAACCTCAGCCCGACGCTGAAACCGAGACCTCTTCCTAAAATGCGTTTCTTACTCAACGGCCTGAACGGTCGCGAAGCC